AATAGAAGTGAAGAACTTCAAGGATTAGCAGAATTATTTAATGAGGGTAAAATTTCAGCGGAGCAATATGCAAAGGGAGTTCAAAAGTACAGTCCTGTCTCACCGTTAACTAGCAAGGATATAAAGCCGGAAACTAAGGAAAGATTAATTTACGGTCTGCGATTAACAGGTCAAAGGGAACGCATAGGTGCAGGTAAGAAAATAAAACAAGGTACTAGGGTTGGCTTGCGATTAGATATAACTGCATACGATAAATACAATGTTTGGTCTCCTACAATCCATGATTCAAAAGGTAGACCTATCGCACACGAACCAACCGCAGTAATTGATAATGTTGATTTTACTGAGATGTTTGAAGATAAGTCTCAGCAAAAATCTTTACGCATTGCTATGGGAGGCACTAAGAGTCCATTTGCTACAATCAATGGTGACTGGAATCCAATGAGTGAAGCTAAGACTGTTGCACTAGCAAAGCAAGCACTAGCAAATAAAGATGGTTCTTGGACACAGGTTGGATTTGATCCACAACGGCACTCATATTTTTATGACCGTAAGAACCACAGAGTTCCATTGGCAAAGGCAGAGCAAGTCGTTCAAGTGGGTAGGGCGGTATTTGCAAAGAACGCACAATTTAAGTCGAAGAAAAGTGGAGAGTTCTTTTATGCACCATCACAAGACTTTGGATTGCTAGGTAATGTAGAGGGTGGAGAATTGCTTTACAGTAAGTCTGGACTCTTGCACTCAATGAACCATACCGAGTCTCTTTCTGCACCACCTAGAGGCAATCCTTGGCGGTATAATGCTGAAGAAAAAACAGTTTACTGGTGGGAAGGTATGCCTAGTCAATTAGACAAAGATACTGTCACGGCACACCTTGAAAGAAAAGGTTACAAGGTACAAAGAAATAAAGCACTTGATAGTAAATCAAAAGAGTTCGCAAAGGATTATGAAAGTGCTCATGCATTTCCATTAAAATTTTCTCCTGCTATAGAAGACATGAGGGCAGGTAAATTAACTGCAAAAATAAAACCTTATCCTATGTATCCACCGACTGAGGGTAATATGAAGATGGAGGCTTTTTTAAAGTCAAAAGACATTTTTGAAAAAGATGGGACAATAAGTATTTATAAAATTGTTAACCTTGGTTTGCAGGATGTGTTAGAAACCGCAGTAGAAAAGGAATTGCTTTCTCTTACCCAACCATTAATACCAATAAATTATGATACCGAATTACGAAGAAACTATAAGGCAGATGACCCAAGAAGAGAAACTGAAAGTTATCTCAAAAATGGGAATGAATATGACAGATCATCCATATCTTTCGGAGGAAAAAAAGGAACAGTTGCAGAAGGAGACCGAGAATACATTGATTTCGTCCACTTCCCCAACCAACCAAACCTCAAAGAAAGAAGAAGAATCCTAAAAACTAAATATCACGGTAGTGGTATTAAAGGAGCAGAAGGTAAAAGAAAAATTGAATATGGAAATTTATATTCAGACAGACTTTATTTTGGTGATTTAAATTATAGACCAGAGAGAGGTCTAAATACTGATCTACCGCATAGGACGAGAATAAATTCAGATAACTTATGGATGGGTAAACCCCATTACGATTTAGATCAATTCTTGATTGACTTTGAAAGTTTTGTTGAGAAATCAGAAATATATTCAAGAGGAAATGGAAAAGTAGGCAACACTGTTGGTGATGCGAGGCAGACTGCATTTGAAACTTTTATAAAAAACCAAGGATTCTTAGGAATGTATTCCAAGCAGAATAATGTTGGTTTTATGTTCCATGATATTGAAGTTGGTGATACTGACAACCCAACGACAATCGATTATGAACCTGCATTTTTACCTAGTGGCAGAGATTATTTTTCACCAGACATTGATCCGGAAAGTGTAGCACCAACTAAAAGACAACTTAGCAGACAGGCAAAAGAAAGTAATAAACAGGCATCGTTTGGTGTCGCACCACTTAGAGAGCAATTACTTCCAGATGTGCCATTTGCTCGCAGAATGGCAAAGCAAGCATTCTATAAAAAGTTTCTTACGGACAATAAGAAAATTGTTAGTGCACTTGGATTAGTCTTAGATAACACAATTGCTACAATCGGAGCATGGAAGGACAGTGTCAGTAATGCTTTAAGCAGAGAGAACTCACAACGATTAGTAGTTAAGTATGCTCGCAAGGAAGACATCGAAACTGCAATGGCATTAATGGGTGCACTTGCTCCGGAGGTTCAAGATTCAGTGCTAAGTGTAAATTATAGTAATAATGGAAAAGGCAGGGAATTTGTTTTAGACATTGACCCAGAATCTGCTGAAAATATAATTTCACTTGAAACCCAAGAAAGATATAATTTAGTAGGAGATAATTCACCAGTAGGAGGTTTTACATATGACCCAGAAACAAACAAACTCATCTATGCAGTCACAGACACCGCAGGAGCAGACACCATCGCAGACTTCATCTCTGACTTTCAAGAAGGGGGAATTAAAGGAGTTACTCAAAGGAAAGCATCTGTCACCTTCCCAGAAACGAAAAATTACAGACGACTACTTTCTGAGTCACGGATCAACCGACTCTACAGAGGAAATGATTGGAAAGCACTGCGTGAACTTGCGAGTGAAGCACGAGATCGGTTAAGTTTCGATCCAAAGAAATCTGCGAAGAAAGTTCTTCGTGGAAAAGTTAGACCAGTTAGAAGTAAGACTCAATTTAAGAAAGAGGGTCAAGTTATATCCGAGCATGACACTTTAATTGCTCCATCTAATGTTATCGCTAAGGATAAGAATTATGTAACAAAGTCATTGGAGACAATGAATCAAAGAGGGTGGAATCAAATCCTCGAAGCAAATGCTCTAGCAGATGCCCTTCAAGCCGATATGGACGATGGTGGTACTGGTGAGCAAAACTGGATCAAGATCAATTCTTTAAGGACTCAGAAAAGTATACCTACTGAGATTGCAGTTCCACCATCAACTTTAAACAGATGGTTAACAGTAGATGGTGACTTCCAGAAATTTTTCTTAGACAAAGTTAAGGAAGACCCAGAGTATTTAGAGTCCGCATTACAAGGTCTCGCCTCAGTTATGCCTAACCATGAAATGGCACGACAAGGAAAGATACCTACCATTATGACTGCACTCCATTCAATGTGGGGAGTCATGTCCATCAGTGCTCCTCCAGTGGCTCAAGAATCCGGTTGGATTAAATTAGTTAATGATCCAAAAACTCTAGAATATTTATACGATTCAATCGATGGAAACTTTGATTTATCAAAGGCAGATTGGGAAAACCATGTTTCTAAATTTTTGAAATCAGTTAAGGATGGTGGTGATATGGCAGATATATATCACTATATCAAGCCCAGTGGGAAGAAGAGACCGTTTGCAGGTAACTCTGTGACCATGAATGCCAACTCCATACATAAGGTATTACAAAACTTTAATGGCAGATGGGATCAATTGAATGACATTATAAATAATCCAGACCTTACCGGATCACAAATGAGGGATGAGTTTTTCAAGCAGGGATTTGGTGGAAATTATTTAGGTAATAAAATTTTATCTTTTGTACTAGCAACCGTAGCTAGAGATGACTTGGTAATTATAGATCGTTGGCAACTAATTAATTTATGGAAGGATTACCTTGATAAGAGATCAGATGGGCAACCATTTAGATATGAGAAAGATGGCACACCAGTAGAGACCAGTAATTTTTATGACACATATGTAGGTTTACTTTCCGGCACAGAAGGTTTGGCGGTATTTAAAACTATTGAGGTTGCCATGAATAAACTCATTGAGAAAAATGAAGTATTTTTAAATGAACAATTAGCATCACATAATATTAAACCCAGTATTTTCGCATTGCACTGGATTACATGGAATATGATCAAGATGGAAGCAGTTGGTCACTCATCACTAGATGTAACGCAAAAATATTTACTAGAAGGAAATTATCCAAATGAGTTATCTCAACGCAAAAAATTCATCAAAGATTTCACGGCAGAAACCAAGTCAACCGAAGAGGTTATTAGATCAAATGGGGGCAGGAGGAAGCTCAGACACACAGTCGAAAAAGGAAAGAACCCCTACATCACGGAACTTAGAAGATCGTGATGCGATACAGAGATTTTTAAGTTACGCAAACATTCAACCACCATGTGATGGAGGATTAAAATGAAAGAAAAAAATGCCAAGAAGAAAGTGCAAGTCAAAAAAGAAAGTAAAGAAAAGCTACCTGCGAAAAAAATATTAACAAATAATATTGTTGGTAATAGGGGTGCGACACCTCTTGCTCGCTAGTATTTAAGGGACTCCTAGCGTTTCATGCTGATTGTTTAAACAGTCAGTAAAATTTATGACACGAGATTTCTTCATTTATTTCTTGCATTAAACAATAATTTAAATTAGTGTCTTAATCATGAACAACGCATTGACTTTTAAAATTAATCGCAAACGCAAAACTATCACTATTAGTGATCGTATTAATGGTACATTCTACCAAGTCTTAAATCACAATGGTGACACTTTAGATGCTAGTGTTACTTTTAATGAAAATGTAATTGCAAGGGCGAAAAGCATTGTGCGAGAAATATTCTACAAAAATTTAACCAACTAAGGAGACCAACCACATGAACATTACTAAAAAACATCTCGCAACTCTCGATTCAGTAGCAACGCACATTTATGTAGATGGTGGTAGAATTTGTTTCTCCGCTGAAATAGATTGGGGGAATGAAGGTTGGGCAGATGAGAATACAAAATATGTGGACTCCCATAATTCTTTTCTTGTCGATGGAGATATTGATGAAGAGTGGTATGACTCATTGAGTGAAGAGGATAGGGTCACCTTTTGCAGATACCGCAGAATTGCCAAAGCTCAGACCAAGGACATTCGTTTCACCAATATCCTTAAAACTTTTTCACCAATAGAAATCCTACTTAATAATATTAAACTCAGCTAAGGAGACCAACCACATGAACAACACTTATAAAGATTACTCACCAATAGTATCGTCTTTTCTCCACCAAATGATTTTGGGTGGATGGAAAATTTCTAGAGTCATTGACTGTGGATCACAAAGTACAAAACTATGGGAAAAAAATAATAACGAAGCTAAGAAGATTGCGAAAAATGAAATCTTAGCAGGAGACGATTCAACAGTCGTTTTTTTAAAGCCAAATGGTGAAGGTAAAAACATGAGAGTCTCTACTTTAATTCTTCTTGGCAATGGTGCTGATGAATTAGTAGCAGACTGGTCATATTCTTCACCCAAGGCAGATAATGATTTTGAGATTTACTGGGATAAATTTCGCAAGATTTGGGAAGACAAGGAAGTTCCAACTAAGGAGATTGAAATTAATTCTTGACCTCTACAAATTAACCTCTATTAACATTAAATAACGATGCCAACTGAGCCATTAGAGCGTACTGGGGACTGCAAATCTCCTATTCGTGAGTTCGATTCTCACCCGCGCCTCCATTCTTTAAAAAGGAATGGAATGAATTTAGTTCATCATAATAAGTCACAAATTTCATGTGATAATACTATTGAGATTTTTCATTATTTATGTGAAATTTCCCATATCGATTTACCAATAGACATTTCTATTGAATGTCGTAAGTCAAAATTATCCCTCAAATTTTTATATAAGAAACAGTCTTATCGCATTGCTCTTAATTGTAAACTTGAGGAACTTAAAGAAAATGACATTCAAGACATTGTATCTCGCACTATTCGCAAGGCAGATGGGATAATTACTATATCCCAATTTCTTGAATGGATTATAGAAAACGATGAGTGCGGTGGAGCATTAGATACTCGTAAGAAATCAGTCAGTCACTTAAAAGACCTTTATAAAAGAGATGGCAGGTCACTGGATGAAACCACTGAATCATTTCTAGATACTGACAATACTGGCAGAACAATACCGGAACAGTGGGCTAAAAAATATGGATTGCCTCACAAGATAAGGCAGATTCGATCACTTTTCTCTAAGCGAAATCTGTTGTTGTTCAAGCGTGAGGGTTGGGACACTGGACACTATGCTAATTTTATAGGTTATTTAGCAGAGTCTACGGTGTCTCAACCATTCACCACTGATGACAATGAGGTTGAAAGAACAATATCTTTTTTCAATTCATCTCGTGAGGCACATCCAGTGTTTTACGATATTTACCTTTTAGCATTTGGTGCAGGATTAAGGGCATCAGAAATTTACCAAGTTAAAGGTAAAGATTTTACAATTTTCAATGGGCAACACTTTTTATTGTTACCCTTTGCAACAAAACGGTCAAAACTGAAAAACACCAACCATGTTGAAAAGGTTGGGATATCAAAAAAGTTATACGATCATTTCTCATCCGCTGACCATGATGAGAATGTAATTAAAGGTGGACTTCGATTACATAAAAGATTCGTTAAATTCTTAAAGCAGGATTTAGGCATCACTGACAATAAACCTTGTCATCGATTGCGAAAAATCCTCGGAGCGAGATTGGCAACTACCGCAGGAATATTCCATGCGAGTAAAACGCTCAGAAACTCAGTCGCAGTGTGCGAGAGATACTACAGTGATCTTACCGCACACAAGAATGACTTAGTAGTGTAGTGGAAAGTACTGGGTAATTAAATGATCTACATCAAAAAAGAGCAGGTTAAACCTGTGCCTACATTGTTAACCACATCATCAATTATTGTTAACAATTTGTCATTAACTATTGATTCTGAGGGTGAATTTACAATCAAAACTGGTGGTAAATGGAAAGGCACAGTTGAGGAATTTACTGAACTTATGAAAGACTTATATTTGGATTTAGCGGAAAGGATTAAAGATAATGACGAACTCTAGGGCGAAGGGTGCACGATATGAGCGAGAGATATCGCACATTTTAAATGAAAACGGATTTCCTAGTCGCAGAGGACAACAATATTGTGGTGCAAACGGTGACCCAGATGTGGTCTCGACATTTCCATTTCACATTGAAGCTAAAAGGGTGGAAAAGCTGAATTTGTATCAAGCCATGACACAATCAATTTCGGATTCAAAGGGTAAAAAACCACCCTGCGTAATTCACCGGAAGAACAATTCTGAAAATCTAATTACACTTAGATTGGATGATTTACTTGAACTACTAAACAAAAATTAAAATGGAAGATGAAAAACATATTATTCACGATCACACGATGGGCTTTGCGGAAATTTATTCTGCTATTGTTTCGGCTCAAACGGAACTTACAAACCCAGTTAAGGATACGAAAGGGCATAACTACAAATATGCCGGATTGGATCAAATCATTACGCTCCTAAGAACGGTTCTTCCTAAGCATGGTTTATGGTTTGAGCAGAACCTTCAAGATACTCCAGATAGGGATAATCACATTACTGTTGAGACTTTTATAATTCATAAGAGTGGGCAAAGGACACAACCTAGCTACTTCACCATGCCAGTTGAAGAGGCACGAGGAATGAACTCAAACCAAGCACATGGTTGCTCTATAACTTATGCGAAAAGATATGCCTTAGCCACTGTATGGTCATTAGCGAGTGAAGAGGATACAGATGGTGTGTTAGTAAAGCCAAAAAAGCAAACTGCGGTTAAAGTTAATGAAGCTACTTTAGTAGACCAATGTGAGGCAAAATTAGTTGACTTAAAGTTAGAGGATTGGGCAACAGGAATTAGTTACATTCCAAAGGATGCGAAGAAAGAAAGGAATGCAAAATTTCTCAAGACAAAAATAGAAACTCTACAAATGCAAGCTACGCAATGGAGGAAAGAAAATGGGTAGAATGGTTGGACATAACATCTTGGGATTTGATGTCCCATATTTAATGAGATGGTCAATGCTCCAAGGCATGAAAGTCCCAAACTTTCTGACACCATTTTCAAAACAGGGTAGAGGCAGATATTTCCCAGATGTTTGGTGCGACACAATGCAGACTTTCGCTTGCGGTGAATTCGGATACCGCAAGAGTTTGGATTCATTAGCAAAGGCACTCAATTGTCGTGGTAAGAACGGTAACGGTAAATTCTTTTACCAAATGACCAGAGAGGCACAGGAGGAGTATTTAACTAATGACATTGAGCAGACCCTTCAAGTCTATCGTCCAATGGCATATAGCTTCGATTTGTGGAGTGAAAGTCAATCAACAATATTTGATATTGAGACTGAGCCAAAAGCGATTGAAATTATTGAGTCACTTGCACCTGCATTCAAGCCGGAATCAGTAAGAACTGGAAACCTCAAGGATCAAGATAAAATTGATGCCAAAATTGAGGATGCTAGGCAGAACCACATTCAATCAATTGTAGATAAAGCAGGACTCAATGCAGAGTTCTCAAATCCATGTGCAATAGGTTACAAACATGCCGGATCGTTTGATGTCACTTTAGACTTTGCTGATGGTGACCCCAAAGGTCTCGTTGAAAGGTTCTGGAAACATGCATCAAAAGTCTTCGGTAACATGCAAGGTCAAGAGATATGAAACGAGGCAGAAAAAGAGGTTCAAGCAATATTAAAACATGGGAGATAGTCGGTTACCGTCAATCTAGCAACCCATTTAAGAAAACGATTAACAAACTGCTTGAGGTAAGTGCCAGAACTCAAGAAGAGGCAGATAAACAAGGCAGAAACTACGCAAAAATGATGGGTGTGGAATTTTCACATTCATATGAGAAATCAAACTAATTATGGAAAAGGAATATAAATTAATAGACATCTACACTGAGGACAAAGATGGCAATCTAAAGACTACCAGAAACGGTAATCGTTGGATTTCATTATTAGTCGGTGACGGTGACAATGTCATTTATGAAAGCGTGTTTTTTACCAAGAAAGCACATTGGAAAACGGAAGTGATTTTCAAAGCATTTGGTGCAATTGCCCCAGACTTTGATGAGATTGCTTTTAAGAAAATGGATGATCCAGATTGGACTCTTAATCTTGATTCATTTCAAGCACTTGTCGGTAAATCATTCAAGGCAATTGAAGGCAATGATAAGGGAGGTTACAAGAAAATCATCAAGTGGTGTGAACCAGTTACCGCAGAGGATATTGAGGTAAGGGATAATGGCACTGATGCATCTGAAAGCGTACAAGATGCATTAGATGATGAATTGTACGCACCAGAGGATGACGATGTCCCATTCTGACTACAAAGTTACCTTGAGACTTCCAAGTACCCTCGAAGGGTATATAAGAGGTCTCTCCGAGGAGTACGGTTTGAGCTTTAATGAAGCAGTAAAAAACTGCATTATTGAACACAAACGGCATACTGATGTGGCTAAAAGTGGTATCACCAGTGGTATCACTTTGCCACAACCTCAAATTAAAAGTGGTATCACCAGTGGTATCATATCGACACAAATTCAAGTATCCGGTGAAGTGGAGAAAAAGGGCAATGGTATCACCCACGATACCACCAGTGATACCACCAGTGATACCATTACCTCTCCTTTAGGTGCACCTTATATATTATATATATTAAAGAATAATAAATATAAGTTAATAATAAGTGATCAAAGATTGAATGAGGCATGGGATGATTTCTGTGCTTTCCGAAAAGCAAAAAGGAAGACGATCAACAATTCCCAGTTCAAGCAAACATTTCGTGACTTTGAAGCAATCTATGAAGTCGAAGGAATTGATGGAATAATTGAGCGTTTAAACAAGGCGGTATCAGCAGGGTACACAGGATGGTATTTCGGTAAAGACACGCTCAAGTCAAGACCAGTGACAGTAACGAATGGCAATTTCACTGAAGACGATTTTTAAATTATGACAACAACAACAATTATTCCATGCCGTGAGTGCGGTGAAGACTCTGGTTGGACACCAGAACTAATTAATCAACCTTTATTTGGTGGGAGGATGGAAGTAGCAGTGTGTGACACTTGTTGTGATGCCCATCACGAAAAAGAGGCAAATGAACTACCTACTGGTGGATACCTACCACCACTGGATGAATTGATACCAGTGTTTTACCGTGAGACTGAAATAGGACGGTTGCCAAAGGCAGGTAAGATCAACTTGGCAAACATTCTCACATGGGATTTAAACCGGAAAAAAGGGTTGTATTTGCTTGGTGATTCACGACAGGGCAAAACACGGTCTCTTTGCTTGCTACTTTCGCAATTGCATAAACAAAGAGTTCCATTCAAGGCATTCTTTGCCGGAGACTTTCACACTGAACTGGTAGATGCCAAAAGAGGTACACAGTACCGTCAGTGGTTCAAGGAGGTCACTACAGTCCCAGTTCTTGCCATAGATGACCTCTTTGCTGAAAAGCTAACAGAGACCACTCAGAAAGGCTTATTTGAGGTTATAGAGCAAAGGATGGCACGGAAGCTACCAAATCTTATCACCACTCAAGTGAAGTCAAAGGAAGCAATTGAGCTATTTATCGACAAGCGTAGAGGTCACGCACTTTTAGAAAGATTAAGGGAGACCAGTGAGGTCTTTATTTTTAACAACACTGAAAAACAGGAGGTATTCAAGGTATGAGTTTAATCAATTACGAAAAAAGACCGTTTCACCATAAACGGAGGAAAGGTAGGAGTAAGGCAACAAAGGGTGCATTTGGAAAGGCACATCCATTGGTCAAAATGAAAAGAGTTAATTTAGGGCATAACTGGAGGTTAGGATGATCGATGAAGATGAACCAGAGGTAGAGTACGATATCATTGGTGACCTACCAGAGGAAGAACCAGAGGAGTCAGAAGATGAACTTCAACGAATTGAGTTAGAACGCATTAAAAGGAAAGGTTGGTGATGAAGTGGGAAGATATTGCTGATCTGGGACTGGTATTTTTAATAGTCTCATTATTCATACTTTGGTTTGTTGTCACATGAAAGAAACAACAGAAAAAACCATGAGGGTATATCAAAGGGCAATTGATATGTGTAGCACTCATTCCGGAGAACCAAAATCACCCTTGTTGCACAAATTAAGTGACATTTTAAGGGACAGTTTAATTAACCTTCAAAAGGAGTTGATAAATGGCAGGACAACCAAAAAAGAGAAACGATAAGATTCAAAAAATGGGTCTTGCCAGTCTAAATCATGCCTGTGGTGAGATTGTGAAAGCATATATGGATACAAACAATGCGTTATCCATTACAAAGGACGATGAAGAGGCAAGGCAGGTTATAGATACTCAATCCAATGAACAGTTCAAATCAGAGTCACTCTCAAAGGCTAAACTGGCACTTACTAAGATATTGAACAAAATCATTAGGGATGCAGATGACATGCCGATCAGTAAAGCGAGTCAAGCAGTTGTAGGTTTGGCTAATTACATTAGAGATATCCAAGGAGAGCCTACACAACGCATTGAGGTCACTAAGAAGGGTCTATCACCAGAACAGTGGGATCAAGTCCTTACACGATTGCCAGTGAAAGATGCAGAGGTGATTCAAGATGAAACAGGACAGTAACGGTTTGTTGAGAGGGGCGAGAAAGGCGAATAACGGTGATGACTGGTGGAGTCGCAAATTTGCAGATGAAATATCAAGAGGATATGATCTATTCTGGCAACAGAACAAGGTGAGTCACTTTGTAGATGGTGTGGCAATAAGGACAAACATCCCAAGGAAGAGACCAAATGCGATTATATTCGGTGGTGGAAACAACAAGGGTGCTAAATAAGTGATTAAGGTGGTCGATGTGTCCAATTTACCGTCTAGGGTGTCAAAGAGGCTAAATAGGTGTGTTGTTGCACATTTAAGGGCTATTATACCGGTTGTGGCACACCCCTCGTTCCACTCCAACAGGCACGAGCACCCATTAAGGTACGCATATTATGGGACTGAGAGCCGGAAGCCCAGTGTTTATGGGCATGTACAGAGGATTAATAGTCCTCTGACGGTCAGAATACCCTTTATTTTAAAGGGTGGGGGGGGTGGAGGGGGAGGTCTCTCCTCGCAAGCAAACCGATTCGGCTAAGAGAAATTTTTTAATTTTATGAACCAATATACAAACAGTGAAATGAAACCACTTGAAAATAAATTCGATAAATTCGGAATGCATTTCGAGTTACAAGCTAGGTGTGGTTTGAATGCATGGTACAAAAACACACAGGCAGGAAAATTATATGGATGGACTATAGCTAAGATTAAGGAGTTACCCAGATCGGTATTTCCTAACGGTGCAGAATATCCACCTAGGGAGTGTTTACCTAGTATGTCTGATGGTGGATTTAAGATATGGTTTTACATGCCAAAAAGTAAGGATTTAGCGGAAGAGCAATATAAAAAATTATTAAAGAAAGATAAGTAATGGATACGGCAAGTTTTATACCAAGGGAAACTGAGGAGACTAGGAAAAATGAGGAACTGTTTAAACAACGAATAGAAGGTTACTGGAATGTCGAGTTAGAGCACCTGCCTAGTACTTACAGTCTGGACTATGCTATTAAGCGTGGAAGTGAGGTTGTTTCATGGATGGAGATAAAGTGCCGGAGTAATAAGTTTGCTGATTATCCTACCTACATGATTGGGTTGAAGAAATGGAATGCGATGCGTGAATTTCAAGCGAGTTCACATTTGAAAGCATTTCTTGGAGTGGCATTTACTGATGGTGATTACTGGGTCGATGCAGGGCAGGTAAAAGAGTTTTTTATAAAGATGGGTGGGATGCCAATTAAAAAGAGGAATTGGATATGTGACCGTGAACCGTGTGTTTATTTTGACACTAAATTTTTAAAGCAATGGAAGATTTAGAATATTACATGGCACTGGCATGGATGTGGGATAATGAAGATGTTGTTTGCCCACCGGAAATTCACTTTGTTGACACAAATACACAAACACACAATGACACAAACACACAAACACACAATGAAGTCAGAAATTGATTTATCGGAAGAACTTGGCATTGACCGGAATGTCTTGAGGCAATGGAGGTCAGAAGGTGGGATTTCCGGATGGGAAAAGGTGGGTAATAAAATTTGTTACACTGAGTCTGGCGAAAGTGAGGCGAGGGAAAAATTAAAAGATGAAATTAGTGTTAATGAAATTAGTGAACCGTTGGATGTAAATGAGCCACAAGAAATGGTAATTACAAAAGTTCCATTTAATCCAAACTTAGTTATTTGCGGAGAGGTTTATGTTAGGGTCAGTAGCAATAAGAATTTTTTAACAGGTATGAAAGTTAAAGCTAGACCACCTGCCACTGATGGTAAGGTGTGGGTAATGCTTGGACGGACACCCAGATGGAGAGGAAAATGGTAATGAGTAGAGAGTCTGAACGAATTGTTGAACAGTGGGAACAGGTGCAGGAGCAAAAACGGATGGAAGCTAAAATGGGAAGTCCGGAAAAAGCATTTATAAAAATTATGAAACAAATTAGTAAACCAAAATCAAAACCTAAACCAAAGAAAAAGTGAGGAATTATTATCATATAGTTAGTGCAGGGATTGAGAGTCGTGATGCCACAAAAGTTTCAATTGAATATTTTAGAAAAATGTGGAATCGAAAGACATGGGATAGGTATATATCGAATCCACCAATAAATGCTATTGTTTGGAGTTTAAGGCATTTTCCAAAGGATAAAGAAAAGGAGTGTCCTTGTTGTGGAGTAATTCCTCCTCCAATGGTTCAAGATTTATTTGATTTTGTTGAAAAATATGAAACACCTGCAATAGCATTTAGTAAGATGCGAAACATGGGGAATAAAAGGTTAATTGAAGCATTATGGTTTTATGAAAAGCTACATGACTATTTTGTTAAAAAAATCGGTCAACACCCATTGCACGAAACTGTCTACAAGTAATGTTCCAACCAACACCACACCCTTATTTCAAACTTCCGGATGCGGATTTCGCTAAAGAGATTGGACAAGAAAAAACAATGGAACTTTTGCTCCAGAGAGAGGAGTTAATTCATGCAGAAAAAACTGATCCTTTTCATTACGGCATAGAACCACCGCACTGGCAAATGGCAGATGAGGAATTTGCCAAGGTGGATGAAATGTTAATTATGGGAGGGAATAGGTCTGGTAAAAGTGAATTTTGCAGTAAAAAAGTAGTAAAGGTCATTAATGACATTCCAGAGGCGAATGTTTTGTGCATGCATACCACTGCGAGCACTAGTGTTGAACAACAACAACAATATATTTGGAAATATCTTCCGAGCGAATGGAAGATGGCAAAAAAAGGTAAAGTTACCAATCTTACTTTTTCCAAGAAGGGTGGATTTACTGAGAGTTGTTGTGTCGCACCGAATGGTAGTCGAATTTTCTTCAGAAATTACTCACAAAGTCTGGAAAGTGGCATTTTAGAAGGGTCAGAGTGGGATTTAGTTTGGGCAGATGAGCTTTGTCCCCATGATTTCATTGCCAGTCTGCGTTTTCGATTAACCACGAGGTCAAATCGTCCAGTGGTGAACGAAAATCACCCAGAATGGATGGATGGTTCATATCCTAATCGTGGATTATTAATTTCTTTTACTCCTGTTACCGGATATACACCAACAGTTCGTGAATTTTTGCAGGGAGCAAGGACAATAAAAAGCATACCTGCTGATCCAGAGTTATTACCTAACGAAAAAGTTCCAGTAATTATGCAACCGTTGAAGGATAACTCACGAATTGTATTTTTTCATTCGGAATGGAATAAATATAATGACTATGATGCGTTAAAACGCACTCTTCAGCACGATCCTAAGACAAAAATTTTGACTCGTGCGTATGGATTACCAACTCGTGTGAGTGGTGGGCAATTTCCTCGTTTTGGAAGTGACCATTTAGTAAATGATAAACAAATTCCGGAAGAGGGTACAAATTATATGATAGTTGACCCATCTCACGGCAAAAACTGGGTGATGATCTGGGTGAGAGTCGCACCAGATAACAAATGTTATGTTTATCGTGAATTTCCGAGTCAAGTACACCCTATTGAGGGTATTGGAATGGTAGGAGAATGGGCGGTAGCAGGTAAAAAGATAGATGGTGACAAAGGATTAGCCCAACAACCTTTTGGATGGTCTCTGGCGAGGTACTTCCAAGAAATAAAAAATCAAGAAGGGGACGAAGAAATTTTTTGCCGTATAATGGATAGTCGGTTTGGATCATCACCTACACCCACAAAAAGTGGGGTGACTACCCTAATTGACCAAATGGCAGACATGGAGATGTTTTTTGAGCCAAGTGTGGGGGTTAGAATCGAGGAAGGAGTTACTTTAATTAATGACCTTTTGGATTATAATGAGGAGCAACCAATTGACAGTTTAAACACTCCGAGACTGTTTGTGCATGAAGACTGTAAAAACACTCGATTTGCCCTATCTACATGGACTGGGCAGGACGGTAAACATGGGGCTTGCAAAGACTTTATTGATGTTTTGAGGTATTTTTGTTTATCAGCACCGTGCTATTTAGACCAAGAAGCAGGAGTTTTAAGCACTGGAGGAGGGTATTAGTTGTACAAGAAGTTGTACATTTTACACTTTTACACTTTTTACGCTTTTTTTTTTAGTTAATACAAAAAGGTAAAAGGGTGAATATAGGCTAATATTTTATATAGTAAGTCCAAA